ACAACCCGAACGCGACTGCGGTGCAGATCGCTCGCGCGGAGCTGTCCGCAGTCTGTCGGGCCGTCGGCGTGCTGGCCCCCAACGACTCGGTGGAGCTGCACAACCTGCCGCTGGTGGTCCACGTCAAGTGCAAGAAGCGCGACGACACCGGCGAGCTGGCCAACGAGATCAAGGGCTACGCCAAGAAGGAGTCGCTGGCGGCGGTGCCGGCGAACACGCAGCCGCCGGCGAACAGCACGCCCCCGTGGAGGCGCTCTTGATGTTCGAGATCGTGCTGCCCTACCCGCCGTCCATCAATCACTACTGGCGACGGGTGGGACCGCGAACACTGATCAGCCGCGAAGGCCGCCGCTTTCGGCAGCGCGTCATGGCGATTCTCGCGGCCCGGCGCGTCGAGCCGCTGGCCGGCCCGCTGGCCGTCGAGGTCGAAATCCATCCGCCCGACCACCGCCGGCGGGACATCGACAACGTTCAGAAGGCCCTGCTCGACGCGCTCCAACACGGCGGCGCTTATCTGGATGACAGCCAGGTCGTTCGCCTGGCCATCGTCAAACGGGAGCCCGTCGATGGCGGGAAGACCCTTGTCCGCATTCGGAACGAGTGATGCTGATCCTGCGACCATATCAGGAGGAGGCGAAAGCCGCCGTCTACCAACACCTGCGCACGCGGGATGACAACCCCTGCGTGGTCATCCCGACCGCCGGCGGCAAGACGCCCGTCATGGCGTCGATTTGCAAGGATGCGGTCGGCCAGTGGAGCGGCCGGGTGCTGATCCTGGCGCACGTCAAGGAATTGCTGGAGCAGGCGACCGAGAAGCTCAATGCCGTGTGCCCCGAGGTCCGCTTCGGCGTCTATTCCGCCGGGCTCAACCGCCGCGACACGGCGCACGCGGTCATCGTGGCCGGCATCCAGTCCGTCTACAGGCGGGCCTGCGAGCTGGAAGCGTTCGACCTCGTCGTCATCGACGAGGCGCACATGATCCCGCTTGAAGGCGACGGTATGTACCGGCAGTTCCTGGCCGAGGCCAAGGTCATCAACCCGAACCTGCGCATCATCGGTTTCACCGCCACGCCGTTTCGGATGAAGACCGGACCGATCTGCACGCCGGACGGCTTCCTGAACGCCATCTGCTACGAGGTCGGCGTCCGCGAGCTGATCCGCGACGGCTACTTGTGCCCGCTCATCACCAAGGCCGGCATCAACAAGGTCGATACCAGCGCCTTGCACGTGCGCGGCGGCGAATACATCGCCGGCGAGGTCGAGGACCTCATGGACCAGGACGCCCTGGTCGAAGCCGCCTGCGGCGAAACGGTCGGCTACACCGGCGACCGCAAGGCGGTCCTGATCTTCACCAGCGGCATCAAGCACGGCGAGCACATCGTCCGCGTGCTGAAGGACCAGCACGGCATCACGTGCGGGTTCGTCACCGGCGACACGCCGACCGGCGAGCGCGACGCGCTGCTCGATCAGTTCCGCGCGGGCCGGCTCAAGTACCTGTGCAACGTCAACGTGCTGACCACCGGCTTCGACGCGCCGAACATCGATTGCGTGGCACTGGTCCGGCCGACGCTTTCGGCGGGCCTCTATTACCAGATGGTGGGCCGGGGCTTCCGCCTGCACCCCAGCAAGCCGAACTGCCTGGTCCTGGACTTCGGCGGCAACGTGATGCGGCACGGCCCGGTCGATCAAATCCGCGTCAAGGAATATGGCGCGGGCGGCAACGGTCAGGCCCCGGCCAAGGAATGCCCCGAATGCCTGTCGGTCGTCGCCGCCGGCTACGCGCGCTGCCCCGACTGCGGTTATGAGTTTCCGCCGCCCGAGCGCAAGCCGCACGAAGCCAAGGCCAGCGAGGCCGGCATCCTGTCGGGCCAGGTCACGACCACGACGTGCCCCGTCCGGGATGTCTGCTACAGCGTTCACACCAAGCGTGGTGCCGGTCCTGATGCGCCCAGGAGCATGCGCGTCGATTACAAGGTCGGCTGGAACGAGTACAAGTCGGAATGGATCTGCTTCGAGCACGACGGCTACGCGCGCCAGAAGGCGATGCACTGGTGGAGACGACGCTCGAAGGAACCGGTGCCGGAGACAGCCGAAGAGGCCGTTGCCGTGGCGCAGAACGGCCGCTTGGCTCCCACGCGCGAGATTACCGTCCGCAACATGACGGGTGATGACTACGACCGAATCGTGGGCTACGAGCTGGGCGACATCCCGCCGCCGTTGGACGACCAGAACCTGCCCGAGGACGCCCTCGACTTTCCGTTCGGCTACAACGCGGTCGCCGCAGAGGAGGAAATTCCGTGGTGACGCCGGGCGAGCTGCTGACGGCTGCTCTCCGCTATGCCGAGATGGGCTACCCGGTCTTTCCCTGCGCGCCGGGCGGCAAATCGCCGCTCACCGAACATGGCTTCCACGATGCGACCATCGACCTCGAGCAGATCGAGCGCTGGTGGACGCAGCACCCGTGCGCCAACATCGGCATCCCTACCGAGGGCCTGGTGGTCATCGACATCGATGGCGACGGCAATTGCTGGCCCGGCGATGATCCCGAGCGGGCGCTCGAGCTAGCGGCGGGGCCGATGTCGCTGACGCCGCGCGGCGGCAGCCATCGCCTCTTCCGCCAGCCGCATGGCAAGAACTGGCGCTGCACCGAGGGCCGGCTGGCGGCGAAGGTTGATACTCGCGCCAATGGCGGCTACATCGTGGCCCCGCCGTCCGTGGTCGAGGGGGGCAAGGCCTATCGATGGGCACCAGGCCTGGAACTGGACGATCCGCCCGACCGTTTGCCCGAACCGCCGCCGTGGTTGGCCCAGGAACTAGACCGGTTAGCCCCGTCGGCCAACGGAACGCCCACGCTGGCCCAAGTCGCGGCCGGTCCGCCCGAGGCGAACGCAATCCCGGAGGGGCAACGGAACGCGACCCTGGCGAAACTGGGCGGGAACATGCGCCGGGTGGGGATGTCCCTGGCCGAGATCGCCGCCGCGCTGCTCCAGACCAACAAGGACCGGTGCGTCCCGCCCCTTTCGCCGCGCGAGGTCGAGCGAATCGCCGCCAGCATCGCCAGGTACGAGCCAGACCAGGTCGCCGTGGCCCTGGCCGAGAACCACTGGGACCAGATGTATGCAGAGGCGCCGGCGGAAGAAGAAACCGTCGCCAACCCTGATCCTGGCCCGATCCCCGATCATCTGCTGTGCGTGCCCGGCTTCATTGACGAGGTAATGACCTACACGCTTGCGACCGCACCGTACCCGGAGCGGTCGCTGGCTTTCTGCGGCGCGCTGGCGCTGCAAGCCCTGCTGGCCGGGCGCAAGGTCCGCGACGAGTCCGACAACCGCACCAACCTCTACGTTTTGGGCCTGGCGAATTCCGGGGCCGGCAAGGACTACCCGCGCAAGGTCAACCAGCGCATCCTCCTGCACGTCGGCATGTCCGAAAGCATCGGCGACACGTTCGCCAGCGGCGAGGGGATCGAGGACCGGCTGTTCGTCCAGCCGTCGGTGCTGTTCCAGACCGACGAGATCGACGGCCTCATGACCAAGATCAACCTCGGCCGCGACGCCAGGCACGAGGCCATCATGAACGTGCTGCTCAAGATGTACACCAGCGCCAGCGCGCTGTACCCGATGCGCGTGAAGGCAGGCAAGGAGCCGGGCATCATCGACCAGCCCTGCCTGTGCATCTTCGGCACGGCGATCCCCAAGCATTACTACGAGGCGCTGTCGCTCAAGATGCTCTCGAACGGCTTCTTTGCCCGCATGCTGATCATGGAAACCGGCAAGCGCGGCAAGGGCCAGGACGCCGCCGTCCGCGAAGTGCCCGAGGCGGTGCTGGCGACGGCGCAGTGGTGGGCCGACTTCTCGCCGGGGGAGAAGCGGGGCAACCTGGCCGACTGGCATCCGATCCCCAAGGTCGTCGAGCACACGCCCGAGGCCGGCGACGTGCTGCGAGCCTTCCGCGAGCGGGCCGAAACCGAATATGGGCTGGCCGAGGACAAGGTCGATCAGTCGGGCATGGCCATCTGGGCGCGGGCCAACGAGAAAGCCCGCCGCCTGGCTCTGATCTATGCGTGCAGCGCCAACCACGCCGACCCGCGGATCACAGCCGACGCCGCCCGCTGGGCCTGCGACTTCGTGGACCACCAGACCCGCCGCATGCTGTTCATGGCCGCCGAGTACGTCAGCGAAAACGACTTCGACGCCCGCTGCAAGAAGCTTGTGGCGACGCTCCGCAAGTGGCGTGAGAAGCACGGCGACACCTTGATGCCCTTCTGGCAGATCAACCGCAAGCACCCCTGGAGCGAGCGCGAGCACGAGGAGGTCCGCACGACGTTGTTGAACCAGCGCCTGATCGAGTACCAGGAGCGAAAGACCGGTGGAACGCCCCAGCGCCTCTATCGGCTGGCATGAACCCATTGCCCGGCCCGTTGCGGGAACGCGGCCCATTGCGCTTGCAACGGGTTCGTGGCCGACAAGCAACAGCCGACCCGTTGCAGCAATAGGTCGAACCGAAGCGCAACAGGTTGGAGTGGGAACGACAACAAAAAGATCGAAGGGGAATGAACTTATGGAGAGGAACAACAACCTATTGACCTATTGCGCTATCTATCCCGCGCGTATTCCATCCACCCGCGCACGCGCGCATACGCGAGGGAGGGGGCGCAAAGGGTCAATGGGTTAGGTACTTCCCGGCCGATCCGCCGCCCGTGCCCGCGGCGGGAACAGCCGCGAACCAGAGCAGAGTTTGTTTTGTTTGACCGAACTTTCACGGAGAAGAGACATGAAGATCGAGCTTCGCAAGCTGTCCGAGATTAAGCCCTATCCCGGCAACCCCCGCGTCAACGACGATGCCGTTGAGGGCGTGGCGGCGTCGATCCGCGAATTCGGGTTCCGCCAACCGATCGTGGTGGACATCGAGGGCGTCATCATCGTCGGCCACACGCGCTACAAGGCAGCCCTGAAGCTCGGCCTGGAGAAGGCCCCGGTCCATGTCGCCAAGGACCTGACCCCCGAACAGATCAAGGCGTATCGCATCGCCGACAACAAGACCGCCGAGCTGTCGGACTGGAACTACGATCTGCTGCCCATCGAGTTGGCAGGTCTGCAGGAGATGAACTACGACCTCGGGCTGCTCGGCTTCGACCAGGACGAGTTGGCCAAGCTGCTCGCCCCCGGCGTCAAGGATGGCCTATGCGACCCCGACGAGGTGCCCGCCCCGCCGGACGAGGCGACCACGCAGCCCGGCGACCTGTGGGTTCTCGGCAATCACCGCCTGCTCTGTGGCGACGCCGGCAAGGCCGAGGACGTGGACCGGCTGCTCGACGGCGCGGCGATTCACCTGGTCAACACGGACCCGCCCTACAACGTGAAGGTCGAGCCGCGCTCCAACAATGCCATCGCTGCCGGCCTCAGCTCGTTCGAGGTCACTCACCACCAGAAGCTGGATGTGGTTCGGCACCCCGAGAAGGCGAAGCCGACCGGAAAGAAGCTGCGGCCCAAGGATCGGCCGCTCGCCAACGATTTCGTTTCCGACGACGACTTCGACCGCATGCTCCATGCCTGGTTCGGCAACCTCGCGCGGGTGCTGTTGCCGGGCCGGGGCTTCTACATCTGGGGCGGCTACGCGAACGTCGGCAACTACCCGCCGGTGCTGAAGGCGTGCGAGCTGTACTTTTCGCAGGCGATCATCTGGGTGAAGGAACACCCGGTGCTGACGCGCAAGGACTTCATGGGCAACCACGAGTGGTGCTTCTATGGTTGGCGCGAAGGCGCGGCGCACGTCTTCCTGGGACCGAACAACGCAGTCGATGTCTGGTCGATCAAGAAGGTCAATCCGCAGTCGATGGTCCACCTGACCGAGAAGCCGGTTGAGCTGGCCGTGCGAGCGATGCAGTATTCATCGCGGGCCGGGGAGAACGTGATTGACCTGTTCGGTGGGTCGGGCTCGACGCTGATCGCCGCCGAGCAGACGGGGCGGCGCGCGTTCTTGATGGAATTGGACCCGCTGTACTGCGACGTCATCGTCCAGCGCTTCGAGAAGTTCACGGGACGGAAAGCGGAACGGATCAGCGTCGTGCCGGAGGAGGCGACGGCATGATCTACCTTGCCAGTCCTTATTCGCATCCCGACCCAGCCGTCCGCGAAAAGCGATTCCGAGATGCATGCCGCGCGGCAACAGCGCTCTTGCGAAACGGCCGCGCGGTCTTCTCGCCGATCGCTCACAGCCATCCGCTGGTGGAGCATGGCCTGCCGACCGACTGGTCATTTTGGGAATGGCAGGACCGCGAACATCTGGCGCGTTGCGACGAGGTCATGGTCTTGATGCTGGACGGATGGGAGGAAAGCGTTGGCGTGCGGGAGGAGATTCGCATCGCGCGGGAGCTGGGCAAGCCAGTGTGGTTTCTGGACATCGCCCGGCTGGTTGAAGTCCGGGCGATGTCCGCTGTCCAGGTCAACGCTTTGCGACGGCGACCAGCTCCGGGATCGGCACCCAGGCCTCCTTGCCGTCGTTGGTGGTTATGACCGCCAGACCGTCCTCGATGCGGTTGACGGTCCCGCTGCACCCGTCATCGACTTCACAGATCACACGGGCACCGGGCTTGATGCGTTCGCCGGTGCGGTTGAGACACGATGAACACAACGCCGGCCATTCCGGCGTCGTCGCGGCGGGGCGACGCCCGCACGCGAGACATTTGCGCGACATGATGTTGGTCCTCCCGTTGTCAAAGATCGTTGGTTCGCGGCGCGGCCGATCCGCGCCGGCCAGGACACAGGAGCCAGGAACCGTGGAGAACATCAAGCCAATTTCGGGTGGATTCGCCGGGGATTTGCCGGGGGCCAACGGCCCCGTGGTTGGCCAACGGGTCGCCCACGTTGGGCCACGTCGCGGCGGGTTGCCCCGAGGCGGACCAAACGCCCAACGGGGGGGACCGCCCGCCCACGTTGGCCCACGTCGCGTCGGGGATGCGGGGGTGAGCGCCCACGGGTCCAACGAGAAGAGACCCCGCCAGGGGGTCTCGTGGGCGATGGGGTTTTCGGGGCGGGCTACGCTTCCGCGTCCGGCTGGTTCGGATCGTAGACGGTCCCGCAACTGTCGCAGCGCACCTTCTCGTCGTCGAGCCAGACGAGGTGGTCGATGTCGTCCTCCCCGCAGTGCGGGCACGCCGGGCCGGGCGGCGTCCAGTCGTCTTCATCTTCGCGGCTCTGGCAGATGTCGTAGATCGCCATCGCCGCCAGCATGCCGACCAGCTGCTGCTTCGGCTCGTCCATGCCCCCCAAGCGACCGCCGGTGCATTCGCGGAACAGCTCGACCAGGTCGTCGGGGGCCATGCGTTCGAGGGCGGTCCGCACGTCGGCCCGCGTCTGGTCGATGTGGGCCATCAGTTTCAGAACTTCGCGGTCCATTCGTTACGCCTCCGTTTCGGTCATGGGCCACATGGCGGCGAGGGAGCGTCGGCTCCCCCGCTCGCCACGTGAGCCAGGTAATGAAACTCGGTCATCGCGTCCTCGTAGAGCGTGGCGGATGCGGCATACGACCGCCGTCCGCGCGCTTCGGCGCAGCCCCGGTCTTTGAGGAAGGCCAAAGCGATGGAGATTTGCGTGCATGGCAGGTCGGGGAGCGACGTCCACAACTCGTCCGTCGTGACGCCGTCGCCCCCGCGTGCCTCGACAACACAGGCGACCTGCCCGAGCACGTCGGACGTGCAATGCTGGGTGTAGCCGCGACCGTCCGCGAGCCGCACATGGCGCACGAGCCGGCCACGGCACACCTCAAACACGACGTCCCGTTGCGAGCGTCGCATCGCCTACCCTCCCACTTTGGCCGATGCGAACTGGCCCCGGTCCGTCTTCTTGAACCGGGCGTCCTTCCCCTTCGTGGCGATCTCCCGCAGGATCGCGCTGTAGAGCGTGGCGTGCGGCGTCTTGCCGCCGGGGCTGGTCCAGAGGCCCTTCGCCGCCATGACGTCGATCATCTCTTTGCAGTTCATGGCCTGACCGTTCTCGCCCAGCACCTTGGCGGCGGCGTCAATGGCGCTGAGCTTCGTCGCCTTGGCCGGGGCCTCGGCCTTGGTCTTGGCGGGCTTCGCGGCCTTGGCCTTGGAGGCCTTCTTGGCGGCGCTCGCCGGGGTCTGGGTCTTGGTGGTCTTCTTCGCGGACATGGATCGTCTCCTCTTACGAGGTTTCGATGGTGTGGCTGCCATCATCAGGCGGCGGAAACCATCCGCCGCGACGCCCCGCAGGGCGTTTCGGCTTCACTAGCGGCGTGTGCTCTCGACGATGGTCAGTTGGAACTCCTGCCGGTTGGGCATGGTGACCACCAGCCCGCGATTCATCGTGAGAACCCCCGCCTGCTCGAACGTCTCGGCCCGGCCCCCGCGCTGGTCAAGCACCCGTTCCAGCAATCGCGCGAGCTTCGCCTCGAACCCCCGTTCGCTGGTCCGTTTCCCGCGTCGCTTCATCGCCGTTTCTCCTTTCGTGGCAATAGGTTGCATCTGCGCTGTGACAGTCAGTTACCTCGCGTTCGGGAGAACATCAAGCGGAGTTCAACCAGATTTCTGAAGGTTTTTCGGGGGGCAGAATGATGGCCGAAAACCGCGATGCGACGCCCCCGGCGGGCTTGAACCCGAACGCCCTGGCGCTGGCCGACGCCGCCCGGCTCCTGGCCAAGGCGGGCGGCGCGCCGATCACGGTGGAGATGCTTCGGGCGGACCTCGACGCCGGCGCGCCCACGAACGCCGACGGGACGCTGAACCTGGTGCATTACGCCGCATGGCTGGTGAAGGAGATGGGACGTGCCGACTGACCCGCGACGCCTGCGACCGACCGAGCTATGCCGCTTGCTCAACTCGACCCCGCTGGGCGAGGTGATCAACGAGCGGCAGCTCCACCGCCATCGCACGCGCGCCGGGTTGCGGATCGGTGACGCTCGGCATGTGGACCTTGTCCGCTACGTCGCTTGGCTTGTCCAAGTCCGGCACGCCCCGAGACCAGAACGGGACGGCGATCCTTACGAGACGCGTAAGGGGCGTGCCCGCGCCCGGAACATTGCCCTGTCGCTGGCGGGCCGGGACATCGGCGACGTGCCGGACGTCGTGAACGCGGAGAGGAAAGAGAAGGCCGCGTCCGATTTCCGCTTCTTCTGCGAGCAGTACTTCCCGCTGACGTTCCACCTGCCGTGGTCGCGGGACCATCTGAAAGTGATCGCCAAGATCGAGCAGGCCGTGCTGCGCGGCGGCTTGTTTGCGATGGCCATGCCGCGCGGTTCGGGGAAGAGCACGATCTGCGAGTGCGCCTGCATCTGGGCCGTGCTCTTCGGGCACCGCGAGTTCGTGTGCCTCATCGGCAGCGACGAAGGGCACGCGATGGACATGCTCGACTCGATCAAGATGGAGCTGGACGGCAACGACCTGCTGCTGGAAGACTTCCCGGAGGTGGTCTACCCGATCCAGTGTCTCGACGGCATCGCCAACCGTTGCAACGGCCAACTCTACAAGGGCGAGCGCACGCACATCGGTTGGACCGCCCGCGAGATCGTGCTGCCGACCATGCCCGGCAGCAAAGCGAGCGGGGCGATCATCAAGGTCGCCGGCATCACCGGACGCATTCGCGGCATGAAGTACAAGCGCGCCGACGGCAAGACGGTGCGGCCGACGCTTGTAGTCCTTGACGACCCGCAGACCGACGAATCGGCGCGATCGCTGTCGCAGTGTGCCACGCGCGAAAGCGTTCTCGCTGGCGCGGTACTCGGGCTCGCCGGCCCCGGCCAGAAGATCTCCGGCATCATGCCTTGCACCGTGATCCGGCCCAGCGACATGGCAGACAACATTCTCGACCGCGACAAGCACCCGGAGTGGAACGGCGAGCGGACCAAGATGGTCTACTCGTTCCCCAGCGATGAAAAGCTGTGGCAACGGTACGCCGAGATTCGCGCGGAAAGCATGCGGCAAGGGAACGCCGGCGAGGAAGCGACCGGCTTCTACGGACAGAACCGGGAGGCAATGGACGCGGGCGCGGTCATCGCGTGGCCGGAGCGGTTCAACCACGACGAGTTGTCCGCCATCCAGCACGCGATGAATCTCAAGCTGCAGGACCAGGCAGCCTTCTTCGCCGAGTACCAGAACGAACCATTGCCCGAGGAGACAGCGGCTGACGATGAGCTGACCGTTGACCAGATCGCCAACAAATTGAACCGCCTGAAGCGGGGCGACGTGCCCATTGGCTGCAACCATGTCACGATGTTCATCGACGTGCAGGCCAGCCTGCTCTTTTACGCCGTGGCGGCCTGGGAGGACGACTTCACAGGTTACTTGATCGACTACGGCGCCTTCCCGGACCAGAAGCGTACCTATTTCACTTTGCGTGACGCCCGCCTCACGTTGACGACGGCCACGAAGGCGAGTGGCTTGGAGGGGGCGATCTACGCGGGGCTGGAGACGCTGACCAGCGATTACCTGAAGCGGGAATGGCGACGAGACGACGGCGCGGAGCTGCGGATTGAACGCTGCCTCATCGACGCCAACTGGGGGTCGTCGACCGATGTGGTCTATCAGTTTTGTCGGCAGTCGGCTCACGCGGGGATCGTGCTCCCCAGCCACGGACGTTTCGTCGGGGCATCGAGCCAGCCGTTCTCCGAATACAAGCGCCGGCCCGGCGACCGTGTCGGGCACAACTGGCGCATGCCCAACGTCCAGGGCAAGCGGGCGGTGCGTCACTCGATCTTTGACACCAACTACTGGAAGTCCTTCGTCCACGCACGCCTGGCAGTGCCGATGGGGGAGAAGGGCTGTTTCTCGCTGTTCGGCGACAAGCCCGAAGCGCACCGCCTCTTCGCGGAACACTTGACCGCTGAGTATCGCGTCAAGACCGAGGGTCGGGGCCGCACCGTGGACGAATGGAAGCTGCGGCCGGAGCGGGGCGACAACCACTGGCTCGACTGCTTGGTCGGCTGCGCCGTGGCGGCGTCGATCCAGGGCGCGGTCCTATTCGGTACTGACGGCAAGGCCCCCGCGAAACGCGACCGCGTCAGCTTCGCCGACTTGCAACGGAGGCAACGGCGATGAACGCAACTCGTGTGAAACGCGACGAGGCCGGCATCCGCTGTCCCCTGTGCGGGTGCCGGCATTTCAAGACCACCCATACCGAGCCCCTGCGCGACGGACGCATCCGCCGCCGCAAGTCATGCCGGAACTGCGGTCGCAAGGTCGTGACGTTCGAGGCCGTTCCCACCGTCGCAAGCGGCCAGGATCGCTAGATGTAGCACGATCCACTCTTTTTCTTCCCCTCCCTGCGTCAACTCGTGCCCGACTTGCAAAGGTCTTCCTGTAGAGGCCCACGATTGGGCTCGATACGGGAGCGTCCTTCATGGCCGACGAACTCGACGACACGATCCGCCAGAACGCCCAGGGGCCGGCCAAGGCTGCGGGCGACGCTGGCAGCGTCGAGCAGCATCCGCTGCCCGATCAGATCGATGCCGACCGCTACCTCGCGTCGAAGGACGCGGCCGAGACGAAGAAGCGTGGTCTGCGTTTCAACAAGCTCGTTCCGCCGGGGGCTTCATAAGTGTTCCGATGGTTATCCAGCCTGTTCAAGGGAACGAAGCCTACGCCTTCCATTCGGGGCCGGGCGGTGCGGTTGCTCCGCGCCCGCTACGACGCTGCGGTGACCAACGACGACAGCCGCCGGCACTGGGCGAACGCAGATGGCCTGTCGGCCAATGCCGCCAACAGCGCTGAGGTGCGCCGCGTCCTGCGAAACCGGTCGCGCTACGAGGTCGCCAACAACAGCTACGCTCGCGGCATCGTGCTGACTCTGGCCAACGACGTGATCGGCACCGGCCCTCGATTGCAGATGCTCACCGAGGACGCCGAGGCCAATCGACGGATCGAGCGCGAATTCGCCGCTTGGGCCAAGGCCGTGAACCTGGCCGAGAAGCTCCGCACCCTGCGGACGGCGCGGGCTGAGGACGGCGAAGGCTTCGCCATCCTGACCAGCAACCGGAAGCTGCCGACGCTCGTGCAGCTCGACCTGCGGCTTGTCGAAGCGGACCAGGTCTGCACGCCGGACCTGTCGTCCCTCGACGCAAACGCCGTCGATGGCATCGTGTTCGACGCCGCTGGTAACCCGGTCGAATACCACGTGCTGAAAGAGCACCCTGGCGAGACGGCGCGCCGTTTCATTCTCGAATACGACCGCGTGCCCGCCGAGTCCGTGCTGCACTGGTTCCGCGCCGACCGCCCCGGCCAGGCCCGCGGCGTCCCGGACATTATGCCGGCGCTGCCGCTGTTCGCTCAATTGCGGCGCTTCACCCTGGCCGTGATCGCCGCCGCCGAGACCGCCGCCGACTTCGCGGGCATCCTCTACACCGATGCACCTGCCGGCGGCGAGTCGGAAGCGGCCGAGCCGTTCGAGCCCATTGAACTGGAACAGCGGGCGCTGGTGACCATGCCGGGCGGCTGGAAGATGAGCCAGCTTCAGGCCGAGCAGCCGGCGACCACCTACGCGGAGTTCAAGCGCGAGATTCTGAACGAGATCGCCCGCTGCCTGAACATGCCGTTCAACGTCGCGGCCGGGAATTCGTCGGGC